AATGAATTTTACGAACATCCTCAAAGAATTCTTCTATTTTCTTTGGTCTAACAGTTCCATCATCTTCTGCAATAACAAGTATTTTTCTATATGCCGCTTCTTTTGCTTGTATATCATATTCTATACCAACTAAACGCAATATGTACCCTAATCCAATTAAAAAGGCAGTACCACCTAATGTCCAAAGTAACGCACCTGTAATCAATCCATATTCCCAATCACCAAAAAAGAATATTGGAATACCCATTGACAATCCAAATAATATAGGAATAAACTGAACTAAAACCATAACTGATTCAATTAAGGCTGTTCCTAAACCTTCCATTATACGAGTAAATTTAATTGTATCTTCTTGAACTCTTTGCGATGCACCTTCTATTGTTCTGGCTCTGTCATACACACTATGATACCATTCAACCATTGCTGTACGCCATCTAAACAAATAGTGAGCTGTAAAAAAACTTATTACAACATAAAGTGCAACATATATTCCTGCTAGTGTAATAAATGAGAGTAAACTTTCAAAATATTCTCCTATGGAAACTGCATTTGGTGTAGCAAGTGCTTTTTGTATCATATCATAAAATACACCAAACCATTCATTTATTTTTACATCAATCTTTACTTGAACCCAAAGTGATCCCAAAATAATTATTGAACCAAGCCAAGACCACAACCACCATTTTTTGTTTGTAAAAAATCTAAACATAATATTCCTTTAATCATTTGTTAACGTAGGTTCGCCTCTGTCATAATATTTCCAGCCTCCGTGACAAGGCCGCCGATTTCTTTTAGCATATTCCTTGTCTGTATAAGTTCCACCTTCTCCTTCGCACTCTGCAAAAAATGGTGTCATTCCACTTGGCCAATTGTTGCTCTTTGTTGAACAACTACTCAAAAATAACATTACCAAAATTAGTAATGCTGTTTTCATCCGTATGGCCTCTTTTCTAAATCTAAATGTGGATTTTCTTCATCCACACATTGTCGATAAGGTTTAACATTATTTCTATTAGACCTAATTGTACCTCTCTTGTGCCCACTTCTGGCTCCATCATTTGCCTCCACCCAATGACCCCAACAACCGGCCTTAACTTGTCTTACTGTTTCGCATCCAACAACCATCCATGTCGCCATTATAATAAAAATTAATAATAGCATTTTCATCTATTCCTTTCTGTTTTTAGGGTATAGATAGCTATCTTATATAACTATTATACACTATATTTTTATGATTGTCAAGTCTTTGAATGGTGTCTAAGTCGATGTTTTTTTATTCTGAGAAGGGTTCTAATTCTTCTATCATGTCATCCACATCTTCTTTTGTGGGGAATCTGCCCATGTCTTCTTTGGAGAGGAACAGTTCTCCACTACGAAATATATCAAACTGACCATTTTCACCTCCTTCTATCTCGCATGTATCCATGACATTACTATTAATGTGAGCAGACAAACTTGCCGCTTGAGGATAGTAATTTCAAGATGTGCAATATTTTATAGTGAACATCAGTTCCCCCTAGTTAAATTTGTATCTTCTGTCTACATGCCTAATTTTAGATATGCCGTGATCATAGATATATGCTTCTTTAATTGGGCCATCAATATTCTTATCCCAATAGTCCAAGAACTTTCCAATCCTTGGATAATCTGGTAGTTGGTCTTTTGTTTGCCAAATAAATTCATTCACTACACTTAAATAATCTGGAATATAATATACTACTTGTACTGATGCAACAGTCCATTTTTTGATTATGATTTCTACCACGCAAGGTTACCTCCATGCATAAGGTTTTTGTTATGGTAATCCGCTTTCTTTGTAGTGAAAAAATGATTCACTATTAAACGATTTATCACAAATATACATATCAAAATGTGGTTTATTTCCTACTTCTAAATGGTGATACTTACATCCCCATTCTTCTAATTGATTACGAGTGAGTTCTGTAAAATCATCCCCCGATACGCACCCCCTAGCAGTCCAATATGTAATGATATGTCCCTTATCATATAGGTCATTAATGACATCTATTCTAGCATAATGTGGTGTAGCTTTATTATATTGTGATGACTCGTCAATGTTGTGCTGAAATGGAGTGTCACATATTGTTCCGTCAATATCAACATATATTATTTTTTTCGATTCCATTCTCAATTGACTTCATCTAGATATTTCAAATCATTTTTTGCTTCTTCCAGTTGTTCATAAACCATTTTTAGAGCTTCCTTTTGTGCGACAGCATGTTCTTCGATAACCTTTTCAAATGTTGCTATTCTGTCCACTACTTGTTGTCTAACTTTTGGATACATACTATTTGGCAACTTCTCATATTTATTTTCCTGACTCATTCATCAGCTCCTTTTGTTTTTTAACTTCTCGTCTTCTTATAGACAAATTATATAAAGCTACAGATATTTCCTGTAAACTTTTATCATCCATATAATCTAGATAATTAATTATTCTCATTTTCCTTGTATCATTATCAATTTCAAGTTCCATCAAACCACACTCCTTTTGGATTATTTTTGGTTTTATGTCTTTCCATTATTAGCTTCCTTGCTGAAGGATTATCCTCATTCCACCTTTTGGCCCTAGTTATACACATTTTTTTATTTTTTTGATACCACTCTTTCTGATTTTTCTTTTTCTTCTTACTATTTTTTTGTTGTTCTAGAACTGCTTCTTTATTTCTATGATACCACTCTCTCTTTTGTCTCTTTCTTTGGGTATTTTGATTCATAATCTCAAAAAGTTGATGAAACTTATCTTTTGACTTAGATTCGTGGTTTCCCCTATGCAAGAAGTTCTCTCCAGCCGTATTTACATATCCAATAAGAATCTACAATATCAGTTGTAGGATTTGTTAGTTTATTTGATTTTGGTCTAAGGGTTTTCTGAAGGTCTGATGGTGTATTAGGTTCTTCAGAAAATGCGTCATACATTAAATCTTTATTCGCATTACCCTTACCTGTGGCATATTTTTTAATAACTGAGGGGGGTATTGATGTAAAAGCTTGTTTTACTTTATACATTTTATGTTTGAGTAGTCCAGAATTTTCTGCAACAGAACGAACATAAGATTTACCAGAAGTAGCAAATGCATACCCCTCTATGAATACTTGACATCCACTAATTATACTCATAGTCCAATCTGAAAGTAGATCATGTCTTTGTTCCTCTGTTTCCCATTCTGGATATATCCCTGTGTGTAAATTTAAAATCTCATGTTGGGTGGCCCGTTTGAGTCGTTGTGCAGTTTCCAAATAATATACATCACACATATCAAAACTAAACTGTCTATTATCATTGGTTTCTTTCCATATACATATTGCGGGTGATGTTAGTGAATAATCAATCCCAGCCAATTTCTTCATCATCTATAATCTCTGCAGGTTCTTCAATCAGATTACTGCAGAAAGGACAACATTCAATAGATTGTTTAGGTCTTTTGTTCATCATATACTTAATTGTGTATTCCTTATCACAGTAATCACACAGTATCTCATAAAGTATATAGTCATCGTAAGATTCGTTGGCCGCTTCAATCATCTTAATTTCTATAGGCATCCATTTCCCCTGTTAAATTATTTCACATCCACCTGCTGTACATGCCATTTCTTGACTTGCTATGGTATAGTCTTGTGATTCGTATTTTGATAACTTTGCCCAATCCACATTTTTTGGCATAGTCTTTACGGTTTCTTTATACTCTTCCTCCGTGCAGTCTTGATATGGTGCCTGACGATACGCATGCTCACTAAATGGAAGAAAGGATATACCACTAATAGAATCAAAATGATCATACACCCAAGCTGCTACTTCAACCCACTCATCTTCCTTTACGGAAATTGTAACAGATGGTTTATGTTCACACCAACTTTCTGCATAAACTTTCCATAGTTCTAATTGTTCCAATGCAGTCATATCCATACGACAAACTGCTCCTTTTGGAGCTTTCATTGGAAATGAAAAGACTGTTGTATGTTCTGGTTTTGTTACGTCTATCTCATTTGGAAACCCCATATTTTTCATAAGTTTACAAAGGGGGTCTTTATTGTCTGCTCTTACAGTACGGATATAATAAGGATTATGACGGGCATGAATACCAGAAGCAGAATCAACAAGCTGAGATACAGTACCACTTGGTTTAACACAAGTAATGGCTGCACTAACTGGAATTCCAAGTTTATCTGCCCATTCTTTATTAGTTTCATAAGCAACAGTCCTGAGTTCTTCTAATAATTTATCTAGTCCTTTTTTAGATCCATTTGTAAGAGGACTATCCATTATTCCTGTGAGTGATACTCCCAATAATCGTTCCTCATCACAGTTCTTTTTCCACTCTCTTGAAAGATATCTAAAGTTGGTAAGGGTTGATTGAAATGTTCCAAGGATAGCCGCAGTTCGAACTTTTTCTTTGAGAGATTCGCGAGTGTCTTCTCGTCTGACAACGCACTCTGAGAGGTTACAGAATTCTCGTGACCGTAAAATGATCTCGCTGCATGGATTTGTGCCAAAGTCCTCTCTAGCGATTCGTCTTGTAATAAATTTTCCATCTTCATCTTTATATCTTTCATTTAATTGTTCAACTGTTTTTTTGGCTGACATACCATTATAAATTCCACGTTCTCCCGACTTGGAGTCATATAGGGATAACCACTCTCGCATGAAAGTACCAACGTCTGGTTTTTCTTTATAGTTAACCGAGTTGTTTGAAAGTGCTCTTTGGACATTGTGTGTATGCCACTCACCATGCTTGGCGAAACGCATCTCACGATCATTAAGATTAGACAGGCTGATGAGAGCGCTCCTACGAACACCCCCCACAACCACTATTTCTGCTGTCTTACATACGATGTCATGACATTCTATTGGATGTAATTTCCTACCTAAAGAGTTCTTAAAAGTATTTATTGTAAATTTAAACAAATCTACTAACGGAGCTGGGCCTGATGCCCGTCCACCAAAGGTCTTGAGGGGTGCACCAGCTTCTCTTACTTTAGATACATCCCACTTTGGAATAAGACCACCATACAATAATGATACTAATTCTTTAAATGCCTTTGCCCATCCAAGCTTGGAATCTGTAACTACTACTACAGTATCAG